GGTTTGCCCGGTGCCGCCGTCTGCAACACCAAGTGTTCCAGTGATGCTGCTGGCGCCAAGGTCAACAGCCAGTGCGTTGGTCTCGGTAACAAGACCGCCATTCGCCTTAAGACTCAGCGAAATATCAGGGGCTGTGCCACCCGAACTTGCGATTGGAGCAGTGCCGGTGACGCCGGTGACTGTTCCACCAGATCCAGCGGCTGAAATGGTGATTGAGCCGTTGCCGTTGGTGATCGTGACGCCGGTTCCAGCGGTCAGGGTCGCTTTCGTCAGCGTGTTACCTGTGCTGTTACCAATCAGCAGCTGACCGTCGGTGTAGCTGGTTTGACCAGTTCCGCCCTTGTTGACGGCAATGGTCGAAGCACTCCAGGTGCCTGTGGTGACGGTGCCGAGGCTGGTGAGGCTGGAGCCTGTAACGCCGCTGCCGAGTGTTGTGCTACTTAAGACCTGGCTGCCGTTGATGTAGTAGCTCTTGCCGCTGGCGAGGTCAATGTGCTCGCTGCTTGTCCAAGAGTCGGTCGAATTGGACCAAACCAGAAGCTTGGGCAGTGTGCCAAGCAGTATTACGCCGCCACCGTCAGCAGTTACATCGGTGGGAGTAGCGACTGCGCCAAGCTCGATATTTTTGTCTTCGACGACAAGCGTGGTGCTTTCAATCGTTGTGCTGGTGCCATTGACCGTGAGGTCGCCGTTGATAACAACGTCATCGCCAAAGGTGACTGGACCGGCGTTCAGTCGGGCGCCAGCCTTTACGAGGTCGGCGGCGGTGATCTTTTTGGTCTCAGTTGCCGAAATATCCGCAACAGCCAAAACGTCGGCGGATACAACGTCCGCTTCCGCTATGGCTGCCAGCTGACTGATCTTGAGATTGGCCATAGCAAAGCCTCCGTGTGTACAGTTTAAGCCGCTTCAAGCTCCAAGCTGCCTGAGCTTTGCTCCAGCAGAATTTCGTCTTCGGACTCCTGCAGAAGTAGCGCATCGGCTACGTCGCCGTAACGAATTGCGATCAGTCCGGTCGTTGCAAATTCAATCGTGGATCGAACTGGCTCTGAAGGCTCAAAGGACATCGCCACGTTTGTGACGACGGCGTTAATTAAGTAGTACAGAGATTCCGTTGGGTTGCCGCTTACGCCTCCAGCAGGGGCACTGTCTGCGGTTTTTAGTACCAGGGCTGCCTTAAACGTGCTACCTAGTTGCTGACGCAGGATTAACTGGTGGAAGTACATCGAATTTTCGACGTCTCCCGCACCTGCGCTGTAATCCCACAGGCACTCAATGCTGCCACTGCCGCTGATTAGCGTCCCTATTTGTGCGGAGTAGGCGTCACCTAGTGCAGTGACGTCTGCAGAATTTCTGTTAGTGCTAAGTGTGTACGAGAGGATTTGACCTAGATCGCGGTAGCCGTCACCTAGTAGTTCAAATGTTGCTGTGTAGGGGCTTGCTGGATCGGCAAGTAAAAATGCTTCGTTGGGGTCATTATTGATGGACTTTTTCCAGGTGTTGTAAAGGCGGATTCCGCCCAAAGTATCTACGTTGACGTAAGCACTTACAGAATTTTGTGTGTAGCCGCTAATGAAATCAAGCGCGGTACTGCTTGTTATAGAAATTCTGTCGCCAGTTGTGAATACGTTGGAGCCGAAGTCGAGTTCCAGTCGACTGGCGGAAACGTTTACAGCGTTATCGTTGATTACTGAATCGAAGGAACGCCCGGATAGTCGGCGTAGTTTGATGAGTCCACCATTGCCGAGATAGATGCCAGACATTAGGAGGCTCCCATCGTGGCTTCGGTCAGCAGCCCTGTCACAACAAAGTCTACGGAAACCTCCACAACTTCACCGCTACTGGCGCTGATCGAGGCAGAGTTGATCAGCACATTGGCCTGGATAGCGCGGGCTGAGGTCAGCTGCAACTTCAAAACATGCGTCGTTGTGCTGGGCAGTGACGTTGTGCGGATCGTGTTAGCCAGCAGCGGCTGCATCGCCAGTGCTCCAGTGCTGTCTTGGTAGTACAGGACAGTGCAACTGCCGCTCCAGCCTTGGCGGCCGAAGACGTAGGTGCGGGCGTAGTCGCCTGTGGTAGTTGTCTCTAGTGTTTCGGCAGTGGCGTTAAGGGTCCAGCTGCGGACTTTTGCAACTTGAGTGCCGTTGATCAACAACGCACCGTCAATTCCAGTGAAGTAGCGGGCTGCCATTAGAACACAGCCACCAGCTCGACGGACACACTAACAATACCGGGACTTGGATAAGTTACGGATGGTGTGGTGGAGTAGCGCCAGCTGGTAAGGGCGGGCTGGATGTTGTTGTAAACGCTTAAACCCGCGTAGACCTGTGCGGGAAGGGAGAAAAGTTCAAACGGACCACGGGCAAGTTCGTAGTGGTCTGTGATCAGTTTCGCGTTTGCTTCTGTGAGATTTTCAAACTGCAGTACCAGCGTGGTATTTACGGGTGTGGTGCCGTGCAAGATGCGAACTTCTTTTCCGTTTAGCGAGCTGAAGCGTGAGGATGGTGGGACGCCAGGAGTCCAAGCACGAGTTGTGGGTGCCAGGCTTGGGAAGTTGGCGATGGCCACAGACTTGTCCTCCTTTAATCTTCAGTGTAACTGGCTGTGAGGATGTCAGCAATGATCGTGCTTTTTCCTTCTTCGTTTATTGGGAAATGTGTTGCCGTAACTTCTACTTCACCTGTAGTTACTTCAGTGATCGTGTCAATTTGGTAAAAATACGATTCACCACCTGCTGTATCTAGAGCGTCTGCATAGTTCCAGTCAATCTTGATGATGTCCAGAGGTGTCAGATTTAAGACATCTACAGTTGTAGAAAATCTCACTGTATGGGTAATGTGTTTACGGCTTGCAAGGATATATTTACCAATAAGTGCTGCGTGTGCTTCGGAAACACAGAAGTTATACATGTCGTACGACTCAAACGGACCATCCGGGGCTTCACCGGAATAGCGCACTTCCAGCATGTTGCCAATGACGTCCGTAGAAGATTGATTGCGCCATTCCAGCAAAGCACAAATACTTTTACGCTCAGTAAATGGAATATATGTTCGGCTATAGCTACCTTCTGTGATGTCGTCCATGTCAAATGTGTGGACAGCTGTAATTACGCCATCGTTAAAGCTACCGTTTCCGTTGACTGGCAGAACAGGTTTGAAAGAGTATTTTCCGTCTACGGTCAGACTGCGCAGCAAGAAAAAGGGTGATGTTTCTTCAAAAAAAGTCTTTAAGTTTGTTGCTGCAGTAAGTGCTCCGTTGAAGTACATTGAGTGATAATTTGTAAATGTAGCGGCAGCCGTAAAGTCAGCAGTGTTGATTAGCCCCACGGGCACATCTGCCTGCTGAAGTAAGTAGTAAGCGAGGTCTAAAAAGTTGCTGCTACTAGCCGTGCTTGTAGTGAGAAGGTTGTAGACCTGAATACCATTGCGGACCAAGCAGCGTAGTGAATCTTGAGAAAGTGCAGAAACAGCATTGGCCTCTGCGGATGCTTCTGTTGTAATAGTGGCTGTGAGCGTTGAACCGCCCGGGAAACTACCTCCGCTAGGATGACTAATAATGATTTGAACATCTACCGCCTCATAATAAGTGCGCGTGTAATTGAGAGAAGAAACCGATACAGTGGCTGTAGCTGACGTACCATCCGCTAATACTCCATCTACGTAAATATCGTACGCAAACTGCTGACTGACAATCCCACTAAGTACACGTAGATTGTCAATGTCAAGTTTTGTAATACCATTTTTTGTTATAGTTACTTGCGTTACTACGCTCGAAGAGAAGTTATCAATACTTGAAGTGCTATAACCGGCTGTGCCAACAAAGGAACCTTTTACAGCAAGACACGTCAGACCTGCAAATGTACCGCCGGAACCTGGTGTACGCGGTTCACCTGAATATGCCAGGCTATCTTCTGGTGTTGCAGCAACCAGTTTTTGAACAACAAAACGGCTGTAAAGTGTCGTGCCAGCGGGTGCTGCGCTAGGAATAATAGTAAGGACTAAAGTTTTTAAACTTGTGAATGTAGTGGTGTAGTTAAGAGATGAAACAGTGCTGGCTCCACTGGTGGCGATAGTCACGCCGTCGGCAGTCAACGTGTAACTGAATTGTTGCGATACACTTGATGATGGTGTGAATACCCGAAGGTTTTCGATAGAAATATAGGTGGCATTTGTTTGTGTTAAAGTATAAGGAGAAGTAGTGACAGCTGTGGCAACGTAAAAATCTACATTTTTTAGAACTTCCGCAGAAATTGTGTAGTTAAAACCAGCTGTTGGGATACTGCCGTACGCCGTAGTTGCTGCGCTATTTGGTATGTCGGATAGAAGTATTTGCCCTTTATAAATGTCGGCTGTAGTAATAGCACCTAGTTGGCCTTCACTAATTACGTATGCAGTAGAACTATCTGTGCCAAGAGCTGAGTTGTACTGTGAGCCGTACCGGATGCCATAAGGGTAAAGCCAGACACCGCCTACACCACTAATCTGTTTGGCAAATACAATCGGAATCGGAAGACCGATTTCAACGTATTTTTGTGCGTTGAGAAATGCGTCGTCTGGTGAACGAGATTGTTTAATTGCTCCGAGTTCGTCTCTGGAGACAGATACCGCAATCGCTGATGTTGGATTTTTGGATGGGACTGTCATTAGCGTTTACACCAGCGGAGGTGTTCCAACGAGAGCGGTTGTAAATTTACGGGGTGGTGCTTGGGCTTCCCTGGCATCAAGTGGGGAACCAAGTGTCAGCGTTAGGACAGTCTGATCAAGACTAGCGCCGATGATTTGGCCTGTATAGCCAGCGATAGCGGTTTTGCTGGCGGGCAGTGTATCGCCAGGTGCCAGCGTGAATTTGTAAAGCGTGACGGTGGCTAAGTAACCATCCTCGATTCCCGTCTCCGCTAGCGCCACTGTGGTGGCGTTCATCGGTAAACGTATGTCCAGATCTGTCTGCATACTGTTGCGGGCAGAAATCAAAGACCCAACATCAAACGGATAAAAAGTGTAGGTATCAACTGTTTGATCGGGCCAAAAACTTTGCCACTTGTACACACTTGTGCCGTTTGCAGTTGTGATTTGTAGATAAGTAGCTAGGGCTGTTGTCATCGCAGAATACCAACGCTCCTACGGGCTTCCGGGTCGTTTTTCAGCCTGGAGAGTGCCAGTGCAGCACCTTGCTTTGCGGCGGAGCTTGTCGCAGACATT